CCGTTTGAAACCTCAGCCGAAAATCTTTGTATTTGGTTATTTAATGAAATTAAAGCGGCTTCAAAACTACCAATTTACAGAATAGAATTAGCAGAAACAAAATCCTCAAATGTAGTATATGAAATTAAAAGTTAGTGAAATCTTTTATTCCTTACAAGGCGAAGGCGCACGAATAGGAACGCCTACAATATTTATTCGATTACAAGGATGCAAAGCAAAAAGCGCCTGTTTTGCGGCCGGTATTAAATGCGACACCGAGTTCGAAAGTGGCAAAGAAATGGCGTTGAATGAAATTGAAAATTGGATAACTGAAAACGCGCCAAAATGTAAAGAAATCACATGGACAGGAGGCGAACCTTTGGATCAATTAAATCAAGAAATAATTGCCTATTTTATTACAAAAGGATTTTTCCAAGCTATTGAAACAAGTGGATTGCACCCGGCTCCAAACGGATTGGATTTTATTTGCGTATCGCCAAAAGTTGCAGAACACGTAATAAAAAAGAATTTTCCAAATGGAGTAAACGAACTTCGATACGTACGACACTCGGGACAATCAATTCCGGAACCAGGAATAAAAGCGGACCACTATTGGGTCAGTCCACATTCAGATGGATTTACAATAAACAGCGAAAACCTAAAACATTGCATTGATTTATGCATTAAAAACCCAAAATGGAAATTATCAATTCAGAACCACAAACTATGGAATATCCTGTAAACAGCCCTGAATGGCATTTTAAAGAGATTTTAAAGCATTTAGGTGAGAATATCGATCGAGAAGGCTTAAAAGATACTCCAAAGCGTTATATCAAGTTTATGCGCGAATTTTTAGAACCAAAAGAATTCAATTTCACGACATTTGATTCCGAAGGTACGGACGAAATGATAATCCAAACGAATATTCCATTTTATTCAATATGCGAACACCACACAGCGCCCTTTTTTGGGACGGCTGACGTCGCATACATTCCAAATGAAAAAATTATAGGTTTGAGCAAATTAGCACGAACGGTCGATTTATACGCTAATCGCTTCCAAAACCAGGAACGAATAACAACCCAAATTGCGGAACGTTTACAAGCTGAATTAAGTCCAAAGGGAGTAGCGGTTCACTTAAAGGCCCAGCACCTTTGTATGTGCATGAGGGGAGTAAAAAAACATGATACATGGACTTCAACAAGTAAATTATTAGGAGCGTTCAAAGAGGATGAAAAGGCTCGTTTTGAGTTTCTAAATTTAATTACAAAATAAACTACCTTTGTAACAAAAACCAATGGAAGTAAACAAGTACGAAAAGGAATTTATTGAGGCCATTAAAAAACACAAATGGATGCGTTGGAGCCATATCGATTGGCAGGCGCTCAGCTTTTCACGTCCAACGGCCTATAATCATAAATTAGAAAAATTAGACACAATAAAAGCGGCCTTTGAAGAAAACCGGTCAAAAGCTACAAATTACTTGCTTCAAAAATGGATTCAATCCGATAACGCAACACTTCAAATTGCAGCCTTTAAAATAGTAGCGGACGCGGACGATCACAAACGATTGAACCAAAGTTATGTCGAACAAAAAACAAATGACATTGATTTGAGCGATTTAACAACGGATGAAATTCGCGAAATGTTAAAAAGTGAATAGTAGATTAGACGCCATAAAACAACGCCTTAAAATTGAACTTTCAAAGCGTAATTTTTGGGACTTTTGCTTGTTTTATGATTATGATTTTTTTAATAAACGCGAGTTCCTGCATGAAGTTGCAATCGGATTCCAAGAAATTGAGGAAAAAAAAATCAATTCTTTGAGCGTATCGATGCCGCCAAGGGCCGGTAAAAGTTACATAACTTCATTATTTTGCGCGTGGGTTTTAGGTAGAAATCCAACCGAATCGGTAATGCGAAACACGTGTACGGCAACCCTGTATTTAAAATTTAGTTACGACGTACGTTCAATAGTGAAATCGGACAAATTTCGAGCAGTTTTTCCCGGTATTAATTTAAGCGATGACAAAGCGAATTTACAGGGTTGGAACACAAACCACAGTAAACAAGTTGGATATTTTGGAGCCGGCGTTGGGGGTACAATAATAGGATTTGGAGCGACAAAGATCGGAGTAACGGATGACCTTTACAGAAATTTGGAGGACGCGCTAAGCGACACCGTAAACGATCGGATAATTCAATGGAAGGAAGCAACGCACGACAGCCGTTTCGAAAGTGGATGCGCCCGGATTGATATTGGCACCCGTTGGAGTATTAACGATGTAATCGGTAGAAATATTGAACAAAATATTTACGATAAATCGATAATAGTTAGCGCGTTGAATGATCAAAACGAATCATTTTGCAGCGATGTAATGACCACGCAAGAGTATTTAACAAAAAAATCAAGAACGGAGCCAAGTATTTGGGCGGCAGAATACATGCAGCAGCCCGTCGATATTAAGGGGCGTTTATTCAGTGAATTAAAATTTATAACTCAAACAGAATTTAACGCGTTAAAACCAAAAATTGAAGGATGCATCGGATATATTGACGTGGCCGACCAAGGTAACGATTTTACAGCAATGGCGATTTTAGCGATAATAAACAAAGAATTTTATTTGGTTGATTACGTATTCAATAAAGCGAATACGGATGTAACTTTGCCATTAATTGCGGCAAAATTAAACGATTGGAAGGTTACATATTGCAGAGTTGAATCGAATTCAATGGGTGCCATGTTCGCGCGTCAACTTCAAAAACAAGTAAAAACCAAAATTTTACAGGTACATAACACCTCAAACAAAGAAACAAGGATCCTAATGAATAGCGTATTTATTCAACAGCGCATTAACTTTGTGCGCTCAGGAACGCCCGAAAGCGAGTTATTTATTGCAAACGTTCAATCCTATTCAAAGGAGGGGAAAAATAAAAACGACGATGCGCCGGATTGTTTAGCAGGTTTATCAATATTCACGCAATCAATGTTTAAACACCTTATATAAAAAAAATTCATTTGCAAGTTATTTGTTAATTATTTTCGATTAATTTTGTCAAAAACCTATTAAATGGCGTTTGATTTTATCGCAGCGTTTACAGAAAATTTATTCGATCGAGGTCGATATTCCAATATTACTCGTAATTTATTACCGCCTTCGACTCAAGTTTGGGGAAAAAAAGAGGCCGTTTGGTTAGATACCGGCGACGCTTGGCGGTTGTTTGTTGACATTCCCGAACTTAGAACGGTAATAAATAAACGCGCGTCAATGATGAGCGCCAACGTTCCGAAGCTATACGACAAAGACGGTAATTTAATTGAAAATCATTGGTTAAATGACCTAATAAACCAACCTAATGCGGTGCAAAGTTGGAGCGACATTGTTTATTCGATGAGCGTTCAGGATGCACTTTATTCGAATGTGGTTGCATATTGTCCGAAACGGTCTTTTGACATACGCAATTTAATGGTTGTTTTACCAAATAACAAGCTAAAAATCAATCTAAGCGGCAAGAAATTAAAGCAAATGGACAAGGAAAATTTAATCGATTCCTTTGTTTTCACTTACGACGATGGAACCAAAGAAAAAATCGATTGGATTGAAGCCCTTTATTTAACCACAGCGGATGGAATGAATATCGTAAAACCGATTTCACGCATTGATTCATTGAGGTATCCACTTTCAAATATCCAAGCGGCGTATCATAAAAGAAACGTATTACTCGAAAATTTGGGCGCGATTGGTATTTTATCCGCTTCGAATTCAGATATGGGGGGAGCGATTCCAATGACACCGGAAGAGCGCGAAAAGATACAAAAAGATTGGTATCGACGTCAAAAGGATGAAATAATGATTACAGAAAGTAATTTACAGTGGAATCCGATGAGTTATCCAACTCGTGATTTAATGTTATTCGAGGAATTGAACGCGGATATTATTGCAATTATTGACACGTACGGATTAAACGCTAACTTGTTTTCAAGTGAAAAAGGATCCACGTTTACAAATGTACGCGATTCGTTGCGCATGGTATATCAGGATACAATTAAGCCCGAAACGCAGGCGATGTACGATTCAATCATGCACCAATTAGGATTAAGCCAGCAAGGATATTATTTGGAAGCCTGTTTCGATCATTTGCCGGTATTACAAGACGATGAAATGCAGAACGCTCAAACAAATAAAGTCGAGGTCGATACCTATTCAATAATGTTAAAAGATGGTATTATAACGCCGGAACAATACGCGCAGGAGTTCAATATTGAATTACAGCCTATTGACAAAACACAAAGCCAACAGGCAGCGTTGGCACAGGCTCAAACGAATTTAAAAGGAACTGTTGGAGGGTTGGATGGAATAATTGGATTAAATGCAGCGGTTTCAAGCGGTCAAATGGATCGACAAACAGCAGTAAATATGTTAATCAATTACTACGGTTACGATGCAGCAACAGCCGGAAGCATGATAACGCAACCAAAAGAAATTATAACGCCTGCAAATGGTTAAAAAATGGCAGTATTGCACCGGTAAGATATAAAATAAAAGAGAAAAAAATGAGAAATAACCTTTATAACGTAAAAGCATCCGCAGAAATCCGCGACATGGATTCAGTCGGGCGCAAAGTAGCGGTTTATTTGGCGAAGTTTGACAATATCGATTCAGATAATGACATGATAAAAAAGGGTGCGTTCACTAAATCAATACAGGAACGCGGTCCGCTCAGTTCAGGAAATAGAAAAATTGCGTTTTTAAGACACCACGATTGGACGTGGCAAATAGGAAAATTCCTTGAATTAACAGAAGACGAAAGCGGTTTATTTGCGGTTGGCGAACTTGGAAAATCCACTCAAGGCGAGGACGCGTTTCGCGATTACGAGGATGGAATTATTCGTGAGCATTCAATCGGTTTTCAATATATTGCAGATAAAACAAAGTGGGTTCCGGATGTTACAATAGCGGCCGGCGGTTATTTCATGGTTAACGAGGTAAAACTTTACGAAGGGAGCGCGGTTACATTTGGTGCAAATGATTTAACAAATGTCGTTGGAGTGATCAAAGGGGAACAAAAAACGGCGCACATTGAACGAATAAAAGATGAATTGAACGTATGCATTAAAGCGATGGTAAATGGCAAAGGAACCGATGAGCGTTTACATGAAATCGAAATGAAAGTAAAATATTTAAACAGTCAATTAATAACACTTGCAAGTGCGGATCCGATTTCGATTCAATCCGAACAAAGCGAGCCGGAAAAAGAATTGTTTAATTGGAGTAATGTAATTAATAACCTAAATTTCTAAAAAAAAATGGAAAATTTAACACCCGAAGCAGCTATCGAAAAAATCAATGGATTAGTTGCTGAAAAAATGGCAAACGTGCCAACAAAAGAGGATTTGGATGCGGTAAAAACTGAATTAGAAGGTATCAAATCTTTGGAATTAAAAAGCGATGAGTTAATGAAAACAATCGCAAAATTGGAAGGTAGAATTGAGGCCTTAAACGAAAAAGGACATTCAGCACCTGAAGTAAAAGAGCCGAAAACGTTGGCCGGTAAAATGGCAAAAGCGTACACCGATAACGTAAAATCGATTAAAGATTCAATCGAAAAAGGTCAAAACTTTACTTTAGAAGTAAAAGCAGGTGGGCCGGAAGATACAATCAATGACGATTATTCTGGAACGTATGCATTAACTACTTTAGAACCTGAAGTAAACAGAATCGCGCGTCCGGTACGTAGAATGATGGAAATCGCAAACGTTGGAACAACAGCGTCGAAATACGTTGTTTATATCCAACAAACACAACAAGCGTCAAGCGCATGGACGGCGGAATCTGAATTGAAAGAAGCGGGCGAAATCAAGTGGGAAGAAATTTCAAGCGAGGTTAAAAAAGTAGCCGGTTCGATCAAAGTTTCCAAAGAAATGTTGGAAGATTTGGCGTTCGTTCGTTCTGAAATCAATACCGTTTTGATGGAACAAATCGAACAAGCAATCGACGATTCAATGATTAACGGGCCAGGCGGTAACAGCTTAAACGGTTTGATTTTCAACGTTCCTAACTTCAACGCAGGTAACTTTGCCGGGACTATTATCGGAGCGAATATAATCGACGTATTACAAGTTTGTAAAGCTCAAATTCAAGCGGCTAACTTCCAACCTACGCACGTTGTAATGAATCCGGAAGACAAAGCGAAATTGGAGTTAACAAAAACGTCAACTGGCGAATATACGTATCCAATGTTTTTTACAGGAGCGGAAAATATCGCAGGTTTGATCGTTGTAGCTTCAAATAATATTGCAGCGGGAACGATAATCGTTGGAGATTTTTCAAAACTAATCGTAAAAGTTCGCGAGGCCGTGAATTTAACAGTAGGTTATGAAAACGACGATTTTACTCGAAATATGGTTACAATAATCGCAGAGGCTCGATTGGTTCAATATATTCGTAATAACGATGTTTACGCATTCGTTCAGGCGGATTTAGCAACAGCAATCGCAGCGTTAAACGACTAAAAAATTATCCAATATGGAAAAGAAACCACGTAAAAAAAAGGTTCTAAACGTTGAATTAGAAACCAAAATCGATGAAGTAGTAACACCGGTTGAATTGGATCCGGCTCAGATGTACGAATTTGAAGCCAACGGTAATTTTAGAACGTTACCAAAAGGATCAATTTGGAAAATCAACGGCGAACTTGCATCGAAATTTATTGCAAAAGGTTACGGAAATTTAAAGTAGAAAAAAATGATTTTAAGCCCTTCGGATTTTACGGGAAAATATGAGTTACATACGGGAATGTACGTTCAATCAAAGTTGCAAAACTACATTGATATTTACGAACCAACGTATTTAAAACAGATGTTTGGAGTTGATTTATTTAATCAATTTCAAAGCGATTTGTTGAATAATGTTCCTCAAAGTCCGAATTTTTTAACTGTTTTTAATCCATTGAGCGAGGATTTAGGATATTCGTTTTACACGCAATATGGGTTTAATGAAGTTAATTCCATGATCATAAGCCAAGGAATAAAAGAAATGTTGAAAGGGTTTATTTATTTTGAGTACGCAAAGGATTTGAATAACCAAATGACGCCATACGGAAACGTAAAACCAACCTCAGAAAATTCAGAGGTTGTTAATACGCTTTTTTCCATGATGTACACGCGTTATAATGAAGCAATAAATTCATATCGTGCAATCCAGCGTTATTTACGATACACAAATACCCCCCCGTTAGGTCAAATTGTTATTTTTTCAATAATAGACGGGGGTTTAAATTACTCAACCTTAACAGGTTTAACGTGCATAAATGGATCGGGAACGGGGGCGGTTGTGGATATTGAGGTCGACAATTTGGGAACGATTACAGATTTAATTTTCACGGATGCAGGTAAAAATTTCAAAGTTGGCGACGTGGTAAATGTCAAAGATGGATCCAACGTTTCGGCTTCGTTTAGTGTGGATTACGTAGGCACCGGAGATTATCGAAAATTTAGAGGGGTTGCAAAATCGACAGCATATTGGTTATGATAAACGATATTTCACAATCAATACAGGATTTGGTTAACTCGATTAATACGACAATCGAAGGCGTTTATTTGCCCGCACCGGATGAATTTACGACCGTATGTAACACCAAGTGGGCGAGGGTTGGCAAAGTTATTAAGGACGCGCAAAACAACGAGTTTTTAATAACTGAAATTGATTACGATAATTGGATTAAAGCCGGCGTAATTGATGGAGAAATAACACTACCAACGCCGTATTTTGTGCCAGGAACGAAAATTGAAGCCAACAGAGAATGGACGATCGCGGAAAATGATTTAACCAAAAAAACGCCTTTAGTGTGGTTACTTCATGGAATCCAATATAATTCATTCGGGCGGGAATCTGTAATTGCGTGGGAGAGCGATTTGAGAATCTTTTTTTTAGATGAAACCGATGTATTGAATTACTATACAAAGGATCATTTAAATAACGTGGTAATTCCAATGACTAAATTAGCGGATGAATTTATAAAAGTAGTGCGAAATAACCGCCAATATCAACGAGTTGATGAGTGGCAAATCGTTGAATTTAGTAGGTTCGGAAGTGAACAAGAAAACGGATATTTCAAAAACATATTGGACGCAAATTTGAGCGGTGTCGAGTTAAGAATAACGCTCAGAAAATACAAAGAAAATTGTAAATGTTAAATAAAAAAAATTAAAAAAAAATGTCAGTAGGATGTAATTGCAACGTTGGTTTATCCAACACAGGGCGCCCGGGATGCGTTCCTTTACAATCAGTAACGAGTAAACTTGTTATGGTTGCGTTAACGGCTAATGATGGCACGTTAAACGGTATTGATTTGTCCGCACCGCTACCAACTTGGAGCGACTTAATTAACGAAGCGGATTCGTCAAAAAGATGGTTTCCGTTACCGGAATTTGAAAATGTAGAATTACCAAAAGCGGATTCACAATTTGAGGAAGCGAACAGCGGTAGAATGGCGTTTTTACGTCAAGGAAAAAGATCGTTCGCGGGCGAACTTTGGGGCGACGATTCAACTCCAACGTTATTAGGAAAATTAACAGCAGGTCGATGCGTTCAATTCGGGGTTTATATTGTTGACGTTAACGGTAATTTAATTGGATCAAAATCTAATGGATTTTTGTATCCGATACCGGTGGACGAGCAAAGTTGGGACCCGAAATTTATGTTCGCTACAGATTCAACAGTTCAAAAAATCATGCTTGGATTTGATTTTTACAGATTGTTTGATGAGTCAACGATGTACATGATTACAGTAACAGAGGCCGGGATTAATTTCAATGATTTGAGTGGATTAATCGACGTTAATTTAACGGAAGTTTCTCAAGTAACAACTGTTTCAATTACTGTAAATGCTTCATTTGATTACGGAACGGCGTTAAACCCTATCTTATTCCAAGGTGCAACAAACACAGCGGATTGGTCGATTTACAACGTAACAACTTCGACTTTGGTTGGAGTACCTTCGGGAGTTACGGAAGTTTTTCCGGGCGTTTATTTAGTGGATTATACGTTTACTTCGGGCGACGATTACACTTTGAGCGTGGTAAAAGACGGGTTTATCGGAACGTTAGCGTTCACAGCGGCTTAATTATCAACCTATAAATTAAACGGGTTGGCTTCGGTTAGCCCGTTTTTTTGTAATATGCAAATGTTAAATGATTTATTGCGGAATACTAAAATCCTAATGGATCCGGATATTATTTGGAATCACGTTTTTTCAGATAAACAGTTTCAAGTTTGGATTTTAGATTTAATACGCGACGATCAATTAATGGAAAAAGGAGTTGATGAAGACGGCAAGCCGTTAACAAATAGGGAAAACGGCCGCACAACTTATTCAAGATTAACAGAGGAATTAAGCAACGGTAGAAAAAAAGAGGGCGATCCATATAATTTATTCGATACAGGTGATTTTTATAAAAGTATGGTAATTTTGCTTGGAACAAATTATTTTGAAATCGATGCGGATCCAATTAAAGAAAATGCGAACCTATTTACAAAATTCGGCGAAGGTATTATCGGACTCACTGAAGAAAGTTTGGAAAAACTCAGAGTTGAAACAAAGCGCAGATACCAACTTGAAATCGAGCGATTATTTTCAATCGATTTATGAGTTACCGTTATATAATTGGATAAAATGTATTAATGGAGATTTAAAGTTCGTTAGAACGGCGGAAAATGGCTCAGACGAGGGCGATTTAATAGCGTGGGAAAAGATTTACGACGGCTATTTAAAGGAGTACGGATTAGGAAAACTTTATTTAAAGCTATTGAAAACAATGCAGAAAAAAGCAATTTACGAATGCGATTTTGTGTTAACGGGAGATCGGTTTAAATTGACACAAATCGAAATGGTCGAACAAAATTTAACGGCAATGTTAAATAACAACGGAAGCGGCGTAACAATTGAGCAAAGTTTAATCCATATTTCAAAATGGTTGGGACAATGGATCAACGCAAAAAACATAACAACAAAGGAATATTTCGACCTACAAAAAGAAATGGAACGATATAATAAATTGAACGATGGCAAAAAAAATTAGCAGCAAAGACTTATTCGAACAAGAGGATATTTTCAAAGGGGTTCGCGATTCAGCAGAAAAAACGTTAATCAGTTTAAACAAAATCAATGATGAGTTTAAACAAACGGCGGCAACTTTAAAGCAATCTTTAGGCGATGCAAAATTCGATAGTTCGGATTCCATTAAAAAGTTCACGCAGGCAACCGCAGAGGCGAATAAGGTACAAAAACAAGCCATTGAAATCGAG